TAAAACGATTCTCATGGAACGTCTTAATCATTTCTTCCTGAAAGTCATACATTTTGAATTCAGTTACACCATCATCAAGTGTAATAATCTTAATGTATTTGGCAAAGTATAATGGGTCTTTTCGACACTTGATATATTCTTCTACCTGTTCTTCGGTGAAGCTTACTTTAATCCCTACCCTTTTGAGTAGGGGATTATCACGATACGACTCTTTTTGTTTTGTTGCCATTAGTCTTTACTTTTTAGTAACTTACTCAATTCAGATGTTGAACCTACAAAGATAGCTTTATCAATATTGGTTGTGGTAGCTTCTTTTTTGATACCAGAAATGTCTCTCATTTCTTTTTGTATCTTGAGAAGTCTATCGTTGGCTTCGGTCATGTTCTTTAATAATGTGGCATATACCTCAAATGCTCTTGGGTGCTGTCCTGCTTTGGCAATCTCCAGTATTTCATACATAGCTTCTTGGCCTTGGTCTATGATACCTTGGAGATTTTCTTTTGATTGCTGATAGGCATCCGTTAAATCAGAATCCATATCAGGTTGTTTATAACTTGTAGTTAAAGGTTGTTTTTTTGGTGGTTCTGGTTCACCAATAGGAGTTACATCAAACACTTCACTCAAATTTTTATCAAGGTTATTCATATTTTAATATCCAATTAAATTCCGTAAGTCCCTTTAACTGCATTGTAATTCTGAATTACCTCAGCACCAGACAATGCTCTGTTATACACCCGCATCTGATAAAAAACTGGATAAAAGGCTGCATTGGAGTTGTTCATTATGTCCCCAAAACCTGTACCATTATTAAGTGCAAACCTTGACCCAAATTGAAACCCACCTGTCATAAAGAGTGTTTGATTATTAATAGTATCAGTTGTTCCAATTTGTGAACCATTTAAAAATAGACTAGCTTGTGTGCCATTGATAACAAAAATCCATTGTCTTATAGCATTACTTTGAGTTATGGTTACTGTGGTTTCACTATTAGGGATACCATAACTTATCTCTGTTGGAGAACTCACATATGCTAGGTATCCTCCGTTAGTATCATAAATTTCATTACCCCAAATAGATGCCCAAAATGTTGTTGGATTAAATGAAGCAACCACTTCAACTGTTACAGTATTTGAATCAATATTATAAGGAACACTAATATAATCCGTACCACTTATATCCTGATTGTTTAGTCTTATGCCACCACCATTGTTTGACACATATGATGGAGAACCTACAAGTGTTGCATTACGTCCATTGCCACTAGAATCAGTCCATATGGTTCCAGATGTTGGTGCAGTTTGTAAATTGAATTGCAAACCTGAAGTTATAGTAGTTCTTTGAACATTACTAGCCATCATGGCCATTATACTACTCATTACGAAACTCCTGTACCGTTAATAAACCATGTGTTTGCTGCAACTTGAATTAATGTAGCCATACCATATGTGGTAACATTTCTTGAAGCGCTTGTTGTATTACCAGCAAGAAACATTGATACGCCTGTGTTTGGTGATACAGTTACGTTGGCACTCGATGATGTTCTAGAAACAATCATTATGGTTGTACCATTAGAAAATGCCACATTAGAAGTTGTTGGAATATACAATATTGTGTTTGATGATTGTGTGTAGTAAATATGTTTACCTGCATCAGACAATTGGAGTATATAATTTGTTGTCTGAGCATTTTGTGGAACAGTTTGTGCTGAAGTGTTTGCTTGATTAAATGCAGATTGTGCTAGAACATTGGCTGCATTTGCTTGGGTAAAACTAGCTTGTGTTGATACATTTATTGTATTTGCCCAATTATAAGAAGATTGAGCTAATACGTTGGCTGAGTTTGCTTGGTTAAACGCAGCTTGTGCTAAAACATTAGCTGCATTGGCTCTGGCAAATCCAGCCTCAGCAGTAGTGTTTGCTGTGTTTGCTAGAGTAGGTGATCCAATTACAACATTACCAACCATACCAGCATGAACTTGACATTGATACACATAAGTATTTCCAGCAAGAACGCTTGGAACTTTCCAATATAATGTACCAGAAACTTGACCTTGAGCGTTTGCATTAGTCGTAACAGTTCCAGTTGTTGTTACATGAGTAAGTCCAATATTATAAAGTGTATTTGCATTTGATACTCTAATTAAAAATGGATGACCAGTCACATTTAAATTAAATGCTATAGTTTGACCAGCTGTAACATAAATTGTGGCATTATTTTCTGTGTATTGGTCAAACAAATAAGCCGATGTTCCACTATTAGTAACATTTAAACGAGTTACTGACGGAAGATAAACTGAATTGGCTTGATTGAAACTGGATTGTGCTAGAACATTGGCTGCATTGGCTTGTGTAAAACCAGATTGTGCTAAAACATTGGCCGCATTGGCTCGAGTAAATGCTGAATTTGCTAAATTTCTGGCTGTGTTATCTGTTTGTACTGCAAATCCACCAGGAGTCACACCATCATGGACAGTTATAACTCTATTTGTTAAATCAAAAATTATTTCACCATTTGCACCAACTGTATTGGCAATAGCAGCTGCACCATATCTTTTAAATTGAATTATTCTAGACATTCTAAGATCCTAAATCTATTGTATTTGCTTGTTGAGTATAAAGGTCATCAATACCATATATATTTAACATTAAATCAGTATTGAAAGGTACACCAGATATTACATTTGTATCAATATTAGGTGTTTCTGTAGTTGTGGTTGTGTAACTATATTTATCATTCGCACTGGCATCTGTTGGAGTAGGTGTGATAACAATCTGAGATAGATTTTTTGGTTGTATTTGATACGAATTAAATACATAATTTGAATTTGTGGTTGAACCTATAATAGGTGCCGAAGAAACAAAGTTACCATTAATATTTGTTAAATGTAATATGTTATTACTTGAATTAAATCTTACAACTTTAGCCGTTGCTGTTGAAATTTGTGGAGTATATCCTTGATAAACAATTTCACCAGCTTGATATAATCCTACTCCTGTGTTGGCTAAATTAAATAACACTATATCTGAATCTGAAATATCACTCAATATATTTGTAATAGAAGTACGAATAAGTTTTGGTGTAGTATAAGAACCAAATATAAAGCCTTTAACTGTAAAGTTTAAAGTCCATATAATCATTCTTGTTGGATTATTTCTATCACCTTCATAATCTATTTCTGATGATACATTATTTAATATAACAGGCACTTCTTTTACAACACCTAAATCTGGTATTAAATTTAATTTAATTGTATAATCAGGAGTAAAGAATGGTATAATATGTTCTAGTAACTGTGTACCATCTTCTGTATTTCTCACATATAAGTATAATGAGAAATCAAAATTATAAGGCACAGGATTATATTGTGCAGCCACACCAGAATTTGTATTAGTAAAATTCTTGGTATTTGTATTTTGTTTTCTTGTTACATCATAAGTCATACCATGCATTTCAAACGACATTCTAGGTAAACTCATTGCAACTTTTTTGTCCAAATCAGGATCAAATAATAATCTTTGAACGTATAGTTCTTTTGCTGAATAGGCAATAGGTACAATAAACCTTTCGGCTTCTGTATTATTTGGGTTATAACGAACTAAAGTAATCTCATCAAATAGATTACCAAAACCTATTACGAGTTTACGAATAACACGATTGTATGTTGGTGTGGCCATTAGATTGATCCAAACGGATTGGTTTCTGAGAAGTCTATAATAGAATTCGCTGTGTTAGCAATATAGTAATTATCATATACTTCTAAATGTGCTGGGCTTTCTAATGGATCAAAAGATGTTAATGTGTATTGAGCATTACTTGTTTTACCAATTAATCTTCTTCCATCGATAAACTCACCAGCAATATTTGTAACTGATAATGTATTTGAACTTGGTATCCATGATTGAACATAAGCCACAGTATCAGCATTGGCGTAAGTATTGTCTGTGGATTGATAAACAATTTCTTGTATTGTATATGTACCTGTACCAGAACCAGTATTTAAATGTAATGTATATGAAGAATCATTAGAAACTTTATCGATATCTGCCGTACCTGTGTTGATAATTTCTTGTGAATACTTGAATTTCTCAAGGCTTAATTCATAGAAGTATGGTGCTTTTCTTCCTAATTGATGGAAGTCTTTTGCTTGTTCTACGAATGTAATCTCATACAATTCACCAGTACCATTTAGAAAAGGAACATAAACTAAATCACCTTCTCTTGGTCTTGTTATTGTTGCAAGTGGCATTCTTTGGTCAAATGACCTTTTCGATAATATTACTTTAACTACTTCTCGAATTTCTAAACCAAACTTAGAAAAGAAGTCCTGTTGACCTTCATAACCAGAAGCATCAGATAGGTACATTTCTAATGGATAAGAAGCTCTAAACTTCTTAACTGGATCTTCTCCGTATAGAATGTCTCTGTCTTGTGGATTCTCAATAGGTAAATAGAACGAGTCAAACCCCATGATTTTAATTGATTCAACAATTAAATCTTCTATAAGGTGTTGTTCACCGTGAGAGTTATAGTTATTAAAGTATACTGAAGTTGCCATATTATAACATCATGAATTCTAAAGGTGCTCCATATTCGGTTTGCATTTGTTGTTCCAGCTTGGCAATCTCATCTATCGCTTCTTGGAATATTCTATCACCATTTAGTGTTACACTACCTGGTAATTGTAAGCCAGCAAATTTCTTGAGGTTGTTTCCCCACATTCTTTTGATTAGTGCCGTGGCATACTCTTTCATCCATCGGTCATTCCATACTCTACCATAAACATCTGGATTAATTGAGGCATAACATTCGGCAACTACAACATCACCGATTTCGGCTTGTTTAGAACCCCATCGCCAATCAATGAACAGTCTTTGCATATGTCTTTGGAATCGAATAGGAACTTCTCCAGTAAACATTAATTCAAGAGAACGTAAGTGTTGTTGTGTTAATGTATAGTTGATGTATGATGCGGAGGTGAAGTCATATAACTCATTGAGTCGTAATTGATATCTCAAGTCAAACATATTAACACCGGCTTGAGTGTCTGTAATTGGGAATACACGGGTTACTCCAACAATTTCCATAGAATTATTTGAAGCATCTACGACATTACTTAAATTGATGTACTTATTGTTTATATCCGTTTGTTGGATAGCTTTGACGTAATATATTTTTTGTAGGCCGTCAAAGTGATAATCTTGCCAATATTGTAACGCATCATCAATCCGGTCTTCCACTTGGTCATCATCCACGTTAATTTCAATGACTGGAAAACCTAATCTTCTGAGGCAATATTTTTTAAAGTCTGCTCTAGTTGTGATTGTTGCCATCAATTTCTCCTATTATTAATGTATTTATCTAATAGGAGAAACGAGGCTTATGTATTACTGAATTACTTTAGAACTTAGTGGACCCTCTGGAGCCCCTTGTGATTGAATTTGAGGTTGCAATTGCTTTTGAATCTCATCAATTAATGTTCGACTAAATTTGTGTGGTAACTCATCAAGTCCTCCCATTATAATATTGATTTGACTTACTGTCAATTTTAAATCAAATTGTTGTTCTTGTTGCTGCGCTTGTGGTTGATTACTCATTTCACTACTCCTATGTTAAATTAATTGGTTACTTATTTATACTGTTCCTGGGGGAGCTATTGGTGCTGTGTTGGCTGCCCATGGTAAACTAGGTTCTGTAATTGGACTTAGTTTATCAGTAATCTGTTTAGTGATTACTCCGTCAATGTGTGCTTTGTAACCAGCATTGTTGGCTACTACACCACTAATCCAAGTAATAACATCCGATTCAGTTAGTTCATTAAAAGGTACGAATGGACCTGAATTATCTTCTGGATCATATGTAAATGGTGTAGCACCACTAAATGTACCAGAATTGTTTGCTTCGTCTGTGCCTGTTAATGTCCAATAAGTCTGAACTACAGTATTGGAATATTCACCTTCGGTTCTTACCTTGAGTGAGGTTACTTTGTACTCATACGTCAATGTTGTCATTATTTTCTCCTAAAATTTTGACGGTTAAAAAATTATGCTACTTTTACAATAATTGTTGGTTTACCATTCACTACTTTAATAACTTTACCAACAGCTTTTATATATTGAGACATTGTTAAGTCATCCTCATTGACAGCAATA